CGAGGCGCGCTTGGTCGACATAGCCCGCAATCTGTGCACGCGAGGCCACTACTTGTGGGAGGACGCGTCTGGCAGGTCAGAAGGTGCCGCCGTCAACGATGATCCCATCGATAGTGCCACCAGTGATCGCGACGCTGGTTGCGGCCTGAGCTGCCATAGTGCCGAGACCCAGGTTGCCGCGCGCAGTCGCAGGGTCGGCGAGGTCTGACAGGTTCGCGGCGATTGCGAGCTTGCCGGCCAGCCCATTGGTGATGGTTGTCGCGAAATCAGGATCGTCGCCAAGAGCGGCAGCGAGTTCGGCGAGCGTGTCGAGCGCTCCCGGCGCGGCGTTGATGAGAGCCGAGACCGCGGCGGCCACGAAGGCGGTGGTCGCGATCTGCGTTGAACTGCTCCCGCCCGCCGCGGTGGGCGCCGTCGGGACACCGGTGAGCGCCGGCGACGCTAGCGGGGCCTTGGCATCGAGCGCCGCCTGAAGGCTGGCGATCTCGGGAATCCCGTGCCCGTGGGTGGCAGCCGCCTTTGTGGCGAGCCCGGTGTCGAGCTGCAGCTTTCGGACCAGATCCGAGTCCGCCGACGCATCCTCGCTGGACGCAGGTACCGAAGAGAAGGTCTTCTTGCCGCCGACGGTCTGGGCACTCGACCGATCGACGAACGCGCCCTTGCCGGCGAGCACAACGACGCTGGTCGCATTGCCGCCGCCATCATCGCCCTTGCCGACATAGAGCGTATCGTCGACCTCATTGTGCGCGAGCTCCGCCGACTTGAGCGCGACCGGCGCGCCGGCAGCACCCGAGACGCGCCGCTTGATGCGAATGACATTCGACATGGATTGCCTCCTGCCTGTCAGAAGTTGCCGCCGTCGACGACGATGCCGGCGTCGAGATTCCCCACCGGGCCGACAGGTCCCTGCGGTCCGATCGGACCCAGCCTGCCATCCGGACCTGGGGTACCGAGAACCCGGACCGAGACCGGTGCGGAAGCGATCCCCAAAGCCACCCGTTCGCTCGCCGCGACCCGGATGCGGATCGGCCCCGAGGCGCCGGTCAACTCGATCCGCTCCGTCGTCACAGCGTCCCCCGTGTCACCGGCAGGACGACCGGGATCTCCAGGAAGAAGGAGAGGTGGCGCGGCGGCATGAGATCGGTTCGCACGACATCGAGAACCACGCTGCCGGCACCGAGGCCGGCGGTCGCCTCGGGCGCGATCGCCAGCTCGAGTACGGTGTCCGACACACGCACGATCCCGCCGTTGACCGTGGTGAGCGTCGCGATCACCGAGGGTGCCGAGACCTTGACCCGGATCTCCGCTGCGAAGACCGCGTCCTGCGGGAAGAGCGCAGTGTCCGCCTCGAGCTGGAGCCGGTAGGGATATCCGGCGACGATGGCGGGTCCGTCAACGACCGTGACGCTCACGATGCGGGGTATCCTGCTACGGCGTCCTGCCGGTGCGGTAGTCCTCGATGCGTGCGGTGCGGGCCCGCCAGGCGAGCACGACGACGACCGCAAAGATCGCGATCCCGATCCACGGCAGGAACGGCGCCACGAACTCCGTCAGGTTGAGAAGCCCGATGGCGCGCTCGGTCATGTCCTTGGCCTGCTCGGCCGCCTCGATTGCCGGCGCGATAGCCGCACCGGCGATGGCGATAGTCCCGGCGATGCCTGTCGCGATCTGGGCATTCGCGGCGCTGACGATCCGGGATGCCTGCGGCTTGCCACTGGCCCGCTCCGGTGCGACCGCGCGCGGAGGCGCCTTCTCCAGAGCGGTCGTGAAGGCGACGTCGATGTCGGGCGTCAGGGGCAGGCCATTATCAGCCTTGAAGGCGAGGATCGCGGCCCGCGTCCGGGGACCGAACAAACCGTCGATGGCGCCGACCTCGTGGTAGCCGAGATCCTTGAGCTTCTGCTGGACGACACGCAGCACCGGCTTCGTGCTGGCCCCAACTCCGAGAGGGCGCCGGATGCCGAGGAGCCGGCTTCGCGGGTAGCGGGCGGTGGTGACACCATTGGACTGGTTGCCGCCGAGGACCTCGATCTGGGTGGCGGTCGCCTTGCGGAAGAAGGCGACGTGCCCCTGCCATGACGATGAGCCACGCTCGAACACGACGATATCGCCCTCGCGGGCATCGGTGACCGCGACCGGCTCACCGAAACCGAGGTAGGAGCGGGCATTGAGTGCCCGCGTCGAGCGGACGCCGGCCTTCTCGAGGCAGTGACCGACGAAGGCGGCGCACCAGGCGGTCTCGTCGTGCTCCACCCAGTCGTGGCCGACCGAGGCGTACATCTCCATGATCTTGGGGTTGTCGCGCGGACCGGCGACTTCCTTGATGCCGAGGTAGGTCTTGGCGATCTCGTAGGGGGTCATGCAAATGCTCTCCCGCGCCGGAAAGCGGATGCCCGCCGGCGTCTTGCTGGTGCTGAAAAGGGGGTTGGGTGCGTCCCGCGCTGGCGTGCGGGGTTGCGGGTCCGTCGGCTACGACGGAAGCTTGGTCAGACGCTCGAGAACGAAGTCGTAGAGCTTGTCGATCTTGCCCTCGAGGCTGTCGAAGTGCCGGGCGATGGAGGGATGATCGATCCGGGCGATGTCGAGCTCGAGCATGCCGACCCGAGCCCGGATATCCTGGATGTCCGACTTGATCGTCGAGATGTCCTTTCCGAACTGGGCGTGACGATCCGGCACGAACGCCTCCCACAGCTTGACGATTGCAAGGACGGCGCCGGCCAGAGCGCCGATGCCGATGATGAAGGTGACCACGGTCGGCAGGTTCACCGCCCAGTCGTTACCCATGGTGCGGGTCCTCCTATCGCGAGTTTGAGCCGGCACCCTGATGCGGCTGTCGGAGCTCGAGTTCGGTGACAAAACCGCCGCCGCGGGAATAGCGGTGGGTCACGGCTTCGATCCGGTAGGCGCCATCGATGCCGGGACGCGCGCCAACGACGATGCAGAGTCCGTCCGGGATGGCAGAGGTATCGCCCTCGATGGTGACCGAGCCCTCACCGGCATCGCGCTCGCTGGTCGCCCTGTCCGCTGCCGTCTGCTCGCCGGCCTCACCTTCACTGGCTCTTCCATACCGGTGGTCGTAGCGCGGCTTGGGGTCGAGGCTGGTCGACTCCTCGGTCTCCTTCCAGGCAGCGTCCGCCGGGTCGTACCAGCGCGCCCGGACCTTGCCGTACTGGGCTCGGCCGAGCGCCGGGGCGACGTCCCAGGCGTGCAGGTTCCGGCCCGCGACCGCTGCGACCGAGGCCGGGTAGAGAGCGCCGCGCCGGCTCATGGTGGCCGTGGTGCCCTGGATGCGGAAGTTGCCGCCGATCTCTCGCGCGAGGCGTTCGCCCATGTGGATGAAGCTCTCGTCGCGCATCTCGAAGTAGGTGCGGGTGATACCGGCAAGAGCCGGATCCACCTCCACCTCGGTGATACCGGCGGAGCTGCCCGCCTCCTTCAGAATGTCCTCTACCGTCGTGTCGTCGAAGTGACGCTGCTGGGGCTCCTTCGCCTTGCCTGTCGTATCGACGCCCTTGGCAGAGATCGACAGCGTTCGTCCGCCACCCCGCGAGCCGGAGGACCGGACTTCGTCGACGGTGCCGGTGAAGACGACCCGGACGCCGCCACCCTCCCAGCCAAGGGCGACGATCACCGGCGCGCCGAGCTGGGGCAGAATGATGCGGCCGTCGGTATCGTCGATCTCCAGGGTGGCGGTGTCGGCATGGGTGCCGACCTTGTCGGAGACCGCGAGCGAGATCAGGACCGGCAGCAGCGGCGCGGTGATGTTGGCCCCGGCGACCGTGACCATGAACACCGCGCGTCTGGACATGGGTCACCACAGCCGGATCGGATCGAGAAGGGCGGGCGTACGCGGCGTGGGGATCGGCATGGCGAAGACCGTCCCGACAGGGAGCCAGGTGCCGAGATCGGCGAGCCCGGGATTGAGATCGTAGATTGCCTCGACGAGCCCCGGCATTGGCCGCTTGAAACGCCGCCAGACGATCAGGGACACGCTGAGAAGCTCGCCCTCCACCGTCACTGTCTCGATGACCGGCGTCATGTGAACAGCCCCGTGAATACTGAGAAGTAAGACCCATTCGAGGGGCCTGATGAGCGGCGGACTGCGAGCTCGATGTCAATCACCCGGCCGATGCCGTTTCCATCGAGGTAGGTCGAGCGCTCTATTACCCTCTCGATCACCACCCAGCCCATCGGCGCACCATCGCCGCGCATCAGGTACTGCGGGCGGCCCGAGGCGCGGGCCTGGTGGAGCTTCTTCAGGTCGCCGAGACCGCCGAACCGGTGCGGGAACAGCCGGGCATGGATCGCCCAGGTCTCTGGTCCTTCGCCGACCCATTCGAGCGGCGGCGAAGCGCCAACCACCGGCTTTTCGGCGAAGCTGGTCTCGTGGGCATGATCATAGTCGGTGGCATTGAACGGCTGGACCTCGAACTGGATCGGTCCGAGGGTCATCAGCATCAGGCAAACCTCAGGCCGGTATCGGCATAGACGCCCCTGAAGAGCTCGCGGACTTCCCGGCGAAGCGCTTGGCGCACCTCGGCGGCGACAAGCTCGGCATCGGCGGCTCGGGTGTTGTTGAAGTGGAAGACGGGCGCGACGGTGATCCCGCCCGATCCGAACCCAGTCTCCGATGGATGGACGTAGCCGGAGCGGCTCGGCGTGATCAGCTCCGGACCCTCTTCGCCGACGATGTAGCTTCCACCGGCCGACACCGGTCCGCCCTTGGCTCGGAGGGCATCGATGCCGAGTTGCTGGGCAAGATCGCCCTTGGCCGACGTGCCAGTCGCCTGGCGCTCGCTGCCGCCGAATCCGAAGAAGCCCTTCACCGCAGCGGCGGCATCGTTGATCGGGGCGAGAACCTCCGCGATTTTGCCATCGATCCAAGCGACCAGGTCGGCGAAGACCTGGACCATCCCGTCCCACAGCGCCTTGATCAGGTTATAGCCGGCGGTGAAGAAGTCGGCGGTGAAACGGGCGATGACGTCGACGGCCCCGGAGATGGCGGCAGCGATCTTGACCGGCAGATCGGTCAGGGTGCCGAGGAAGCCGCCCGGCCCGAAGATGTCACTCAGCGCGGCGAGAATGGCGGCGATCCGCTGATCGATGCCGGCCCTGAGGTTAGTGAAGACCCGGGTCATCCCATCCCAGAGCGCTTGGACGAGCTTGCTGCCGGCCTCCGCGAAGGCCGTGACGTATCCGGTCAGGGTGGCGACGGAGTCTGCGATCGCCGCTCCGACTTTGCCCGGCAGTTCGACCAGTAGGGTCAAGAACCCTCCGACGGCCTCACCCGCCAAACGGCCCCAGCCGCGCCATTCCTCGCTGGTGGCATTGATCGGCCCGAGGAGGTCGTTGATCGCGTTGAACAGCGACCGGAACAGATCCACGATTGGCTCAACGATGGGGGCGACCGGTGCAAACGCCGCGGCGAAGCCCTCGGCGAACCCGGCGAAGAATGCCTTGAGGCCCTCCCAGTTGTTGCGGATGAAGAGCGCAGCGGCACCGATCGCGGCCACCGCCGCGGCAACGGCAGCCAAGGGAATGGCGCCGACGGCGGCGATGGCACTCAGGGCAACCCCGAGGCTCCGGACCGCAGATACGGCGGCGAGAAGACCGCCCTTGCCGAGAAGTCCAACGAATGACAGGGCCGAGATCGCGCCCCTCAGTGCGATGAACCCCGCGGCAGCGGCAAATACTCCGCCGGTCAGTTCGGGGAATTGCTCGATCAGCCGGGTGACACCGTCGAGGATCGGCAGAAGCGCCGTGGCAACGGCGTTGAGCGCGGGGACGAGAGCGGCGCCGAGCGTCGACTGGAAGTTCGCCCAGCCGATCTGGAAGCGCTTCAGCTTCTCCTCGCTGGTCGCCATCATCCGCTCGAAGTCGGCATCGATGACACCGGACGCGTTGGTGACCTTCTCCCGGAGCGCGATGTAGTCGTCCATGCCCTGAAGGAGCGGGATCAGACCCTTCTGGACCTGGGCGTCGGCGAAGAGCGTCCCCAACTTCGAGAGATCGCCATCGATGGCACGGTCGATGGAACGGAGCGCGGCCTCGAGCGGGCTTGCGCCCTCGGCGACCGCGTTTTTCAGGACCGCATTGATGTCGATGCCGTATTTGGCGAAGTTCTTGACGGCATCGTTGGCGTTGATCTTCTGGAGGATGTTGTTGAAGTTGGTGGCCGCCTCCGAGCCATCCCCCGCAGTGCGACGAACGATCTGGAGCGCGGCGGCAATATCGGCAAGACCCCTGGTGCCCGTGAGCCCTTTCGAGCCGGCCAAACCGGTGATCGCCGGCAGGTATTGCGCCATGTCCTTCAGCTCGAACCCGCCCTCCTTACCGGCGAGCGCCATCATGTCGAAGGCGCGAGACAGCTCCTCCGGCGCGAGTCCGAGATTGGAGATGGCGGCGTAGCCCGCCTTCGAGAGTTCGAGGATATCGGCCTTAGTGGCCGTCGCCGCCTTGCCGATCGCGGGCATTGCCCGGGCCGCCCGGTCGAGATCGAGGCCCATGCCGACGATGAAGTCCTCGGCCCGGATGATGTCGGCGGTGAACTGGTTGACCTCCCGACCAACCATCTTGGCCGCCTCGCCCACGGCGCGGAGCTGTTCCTCCGAGAGGTTCGCCTTGGCGCCGAGTTCCGCGAGCGCGGTCTCCAGAGTGTTAGCCGCCTGGATCGGCGCGCTGATGGCCGACCTGAGCACATAGAACGCCCCGACCGCATCCATGACGCCGGCGCGAGCATTGGCGATAGCGCGGTTGTTGCGGGTGATCGCCGCATCGAGACGGTCGCTGAAGGAGAGCGGCGCATTGTTGGCGGCGCGGACCGCGCCGGAGATGCCGCGGAGGCTGTTGGCAACGCCACGCGCCGGCCCCGACACCTTGTCGAGCAACTGGACGATCAGCTGGGACGTAAGATTAGCCATGCTGCGACTCTGTGCTGGGCGGGATTGTCGCTAGGATGATTGGCGGCAAAGCAACGAGAGCAGCTTGATGATCGCGATCCGCATTCTGGCCGGCCTCCTCCTAGGCCTTTCGCTGACGGCACCGTGTCTCGCCCAGAGCGATGCGATTCCGGAACCCGGGATCCGCTACCGCGTGATTGGGGTTGCTGAAGGCGACCAGCTCAATGTCCGGGCGGGAGCCGGCGCCGATGTGGATCTGGTCGGCACGTTGACCCCCGCGTCCGACGACATCATCGTCACCGGCGCCCGGCAGATGGTCGGCGGCTCGATCTGGTGGGAACTGGTCCACCCCGAAGCCCAGTTCGGGACCGGCTGGGTCAATGCCCGGTTCCTGGAAGCGAAAACGGCGCTGGACGACGAGGAGTCCAACTATCCCCTGATCTGCAGTGGGACAGAACCGTTTTGGTCGCTGGTGATGGCTCCTGACGGGGCGCTCTATTCCCCGGCGGACGGCGCCAACCAGACCTTCGCGTCAAGCGCGTGGATGGAGGCAAGCGGATTGCGCGGGCAGTTCATGATCAGGTTGCAGCCTAAGGATGCTCAGCCAGATACGCCCGAGGGCGTTCTCGCTGTCCTCCGAGACTACAACTTCTGCTCGGATGGGATGTCCGACCGGGACTATCCGTTCCATGGGACGCTCCTTCTGCCGGATGGCGAGGTCGTTGGCGGGTGCTGCAGCCGGGGCCCTTAGTGAGCCCGACCTCACGCTTACCTCTGGCCCCGTGGCATGGCGATCCGTCGCGCCTCCTGATGCCACAGCACGACCTCCGACCAATCCATCTCGTCGAAGGCGGGAAGCGGCGTCGACAGGATGTGCGCGGTATCGGCTATGACGCCGCGCCAGTTGCGGGCGCCGGGCCCTGAGGCAAAAAACCGGCGATCACCTCCGAGACGGCGGCGAAGTCGACGGCATCCATCTCGTCGACGATCTCGACCGGCAACTCGGTCAAGAGTGCGGCCATGGCGACGCCTTGGTCGATCTGGGTCGCGGTGCCGTTGTTCTCCCGCTCCATCGCGCGGAGATCCTTCACCTTGGGGCGGCGGACCTGGACCTCCGTAATCGTCTTGCCGTCCAAGACGATAGGCTGGGTCAGGCGAACGATCTTCGACTTGCTCATGATTCCTTCCTCCACCTACGGACCGGTCGGGATGCGCAGGATGCGGCGCTCGTCATCGTTCTGGGAGATGCCGTCGAGCCGCCAGTCGGTCGAGAAGAAGTCCCAGAAGAGCTTCTCCTTGTCGGCGAGCCAGAGTTCGTAGTGCATCACCTCGTTGATCGCGTATTCGTGGCCCATGACCTCGCCGCGCTGGAAGGCGTCGGCCTCGATCTTGCCGAGGCGCCCCTCAATGATGGCCTTCGCCTCGTGGGCGATCCCGGTCCGCTTGTCGCGGACCACGCCATAGGCGGTGAACACCTTGGCGCGCGAGGCTCCGAGTCCGAACTGGGTGAGGAGGTCGGGATCCCAGCCGTTGAGCTTGAAGGTCGGTTCGAGCTTCTGGATGCCGACGGCCACCTCGATCTGGACCCGCGAGCCACCGGGATGGTGGTCCTGGTACATCTCCTGGAGCGGCGGCAGCTTGAGCTCGACCAGGGTCAGGTGTTTCGAGGCGGAAGGGTCATGGTCGCCGCAGAACAGGTTCGCGGCCTCCATGATGAAGATCGTGCTCATGGTCGACGTCTCCTATCGCGAGCGGGATCAGCCAGTGACCGCGTCGACCTGGGCGAGGAGGTCATCGAGCAGCGCGTCGAGCGCCGGCCGGTAGCGGGCGGACTGGATGCCCAAGTAGCGGAGCACCGGGGCCTCTTCGGCGGCGAAGTTGATGGTGAACTTGCCGAGTCGGAGCTGCTCCGGGCTGTTCTGGTCGCGGGTGAACTTTACCTCGTAGCCGAGGATGTCGCCGTCGGCCTTGAAGTCACGGAGTGCGAAGCTCATCGTGTTGACCACGGCCTGCACGGTCTGTCCGGTGATGTTGAAGCGGCCAAGATAGAAGCGGAGCGTCCGGAGGAACATCAGGTGGATGTAATCGCGGCCGCGGGTGACGTTGTAGAATCGCCAGAGGTCGTCCTCGCCGGCATTGTCGGTGCCGACGAAGACGAAGCCGCCGGAAGCGATCGCGGTCTCGACGCCCATTTCGCCACGAAGCAGGACGCCGACATTGCTGGCGAGGAGGCGCTGGCCTTCGGTAGCACCGTCGGTGAGCGAGAAGTTGATCGGCCGCGACGGTCCGACGATGCCGCGGACTGGCTGGTTAGCCCATGAATGGAACGGGCGCCCCTGCTTCTCGTGGTCGCGCCGGACCGCGATGCCGATGACGGCGGGCGACATCGGAACCACCGCCTCTGTCGTTTCAGTGAGGACCTTCACCGCCGGGTCGACCGGGATCAGCCGGGAGCTGCTGAGGGTCTCCCGCCAGGCGATCGCCGCCTGCTCGGTGGTGGCAGGGCCATCCACGACCGCGTGCGCGAGGAGCTTGTCGCAGATCGACGGCAGCGCCGCACAGACCGCATTGGCGTTGGTTCCTTCCCGCTGGCTGGTGAAGCCCGGTGCGCAGAGGAGCCGGGGAATGACACCGAGAAGCGGCCCCGCTTCAACCAGGGCGGCGAGCCCGGTCGTGCTGCCATTCCCCACGATATTTGCGATCGTCTCGTCCGGATCGTCGCCATCGGCGACCCGAACGACGACCACCTTCGCGGCAACCTGGAACTCGCCAAGCTGGGCGTTGATCAGTCTGATCGCGCCGCCGAGCGTTCCATCTGCGCCGAGGGCGCTGAGCTTGGCGGCATCGTCGGAGTACAGGAACACCGGCGTGTCGAGGGGAAAGACATCCTCATCGGCATCGGGAGCCGTGCCGATGATGCCGACCACCGCCATGTCGCTCCAGACGGCAGGCCGCGGCTCGTTGTCGATCCGCGTGATTGAAATCCCAAAGGTCGGATCGCTCATCGGCTGTCTCCAAAGGCAAGGAAGCCCCGCGAAAGGCGAGGCGTGGTCACATCAAAAGTCGGACGGCCGCTATTCCGGAGCGAGGATGGCTTCCGGCTCCGCACCGATGCCTTCAAGGAATGCGATCGCGTCAGGGTCATCGTGGGGGATCGACCCGGCGGTGTAGAAGCGACGGTAGAGCATGGGCTGCGCCGCGAGTGCGGCATCGGCTGCTTCAATGAGACCGATCTCCTCGAGACGGCGCACGATTCGATAGGTCGAGACGCGCCAACTCGTGGGTGCCGGCGTCGGGTCGGGATCCAACGGGACCTCCGGCGGAGGCTCGATGTCGTAGAGCCCGCCGTACTGTCGGACGACTGCTTCGACAACGGGATCGGCCGTCGGTGCCGGCACGTCGACGGTGAATTGATGCGCCTCGAGCGCGGCGGCAAAGTCCGCGACGGCCACGGCGAAGGACTCCGGTCCCCCGAGGCGGAGGATGTCTGCACGGCTGATGGTCAGCATTGGTCAGGCCCCGGCGTAGATCATGTAATTGAGGACGAAGGTCGGCTGTACGTTGTTGTGGGCGGCGCCTGAACCGGCACTGCCGGAATTGAACGGCGGGATATCCACCGTGTGAGCGTGCGCGCCACCGAGACCGGTGGTCTCGATCGAGCCGGTGTGGGTGAGGTCGGAGACGCCGGAGCCGTCGCCCGACTTGTTGCGCTGGCCGTACCCGAAGGTGTGGCTATGTCCTCCATCCCACCCGGTACTGATCGGAGCACCCATGTCGACGAGGTGAACGTGAGGCGGAAGCTGTGCCTGTGACAGGGTATGGGTCTCGGCACCTCCGGCCGCGCCCAGCGTATCGCCGTTGAGGCCGCCGCTCTGGGCGGTGAGGCGGTTCGCCGAGGATCCGCCCATGTCGTCCTTGCCCGCGATCGCGCGACCGCGGAGATCCGGCAGGGTGAAGGTCGTGGCCCCGTCACCGGCACCGTACGTGGTGGCGATGGCGGCAAAGAGCGCGGCGTAGGTCGTCCGGCTGACGTTCTGGCCAAAGCAGAAGAGCCATCTCGGCGGCGCCGAGAGCCCGGCGTAAGGAAGGACGGCGCCCACCGGCGTCAGCGAAGCGGACAGGCCCGCGACATCGGCGATGGCGAGCGTGACCGCCCCCGTCCTACCGGCCACGGAGCTGACCGATCCCGCGATGTCCGCGACGCTGAGGGTGACGTCGCCGGTCCTGCCTGCGACGGACTTCACCGGCCCGACTTCGACGACGGCTGCAGTGCCGCTGTCCTTCTTCAAGTAGAGCCTGCCGTCGTTGGTGTTGACGGCGAGCTCGCCGAGCTGGAGGTCGGATGCGAGCGGCACCTTTCCGGGGGTCGCCGAGCGCTTCAACCGGATGGTGTTCGGCATGAGGACCTCGAAGCACTCAGGGAATCAGTAGGCGCCGCCGTCGAAGTTGGTGATCTGGCTCTGGAGCCCGGTCAGCGTCGTCTGGAGGTTCGAGACCTGGGCGATCGAATGACCGTGATTGCTGTCGGCCTTGGCGCCGATCGCGGCGACGAGGTTCGGGATGTCGGCCATACCAATGGACACCAGGCCGGTCTGGCCGTTCACCGACGATACCGGGCCATTGGCGATGATCTGGAGCGCGGTTGCAGCGGCCGCCTCCGCCGTCGCGGCGGCCTCCTCGGCCGCGGCGAGCGTCGTTCCGACCTCGCCGGCGACCTCGAGAATCGTCTGGGCAAGGCCGGCGCTTGCCGAGACGACCCAGTCATCGTGCGCGTTGGCCGACAGCTCACCGTGGACAGCGACGACGGCGAAGGCCAGGCCGCCATTATCGCGATCGTAGGTCTGGACACGGAGCATTGCCCAGTCGTCGAGCGCATCGTCCGCCTGGCGCGACAGGATCACGTAGGGTGTCGGGGCGAACAGCGGCCGTGCCGGCGTGTCGTCGATGGCAAGTGTCGTCTCGAGACCGACGGTCAGCATCAGCGGCGTGGTCGAAGTCGCCACCAGAAAGCCGCTCGCGGCCGCCGCCTGTGCCTGGGCGAGCGCGGGACCAAGCACTTCATTGACGCGATTGAGACCGAGGGTGACCAGCCGGTCCGTGGCACCGGTGACGGTCGTCAGACCGGCGTCGATCTGCGCCAGGCTCTCGGCGATCAGCCGGAAGCGCCGGTTGAAGAAATCGCGGTCGAGGAGCTGCTGGTCCCGGACCCGGAGATCCTCGAACCTCAGCATCGGCTCATCCCTTGTTGATCGGACTGGCCGAGGCGATCGCCTCGGGTGACGCCCGGCGGACCGCGTCGTACATCGCCAGCTTCACCTGGTAGCGCGCACCCGGCCGGAACCGGATGCCATCCACCTCGATCGGCCGGTTGACCTTGAGGTCGTAGTGGGAGGGCTTCTTGGCCATTGGATCGTACTCCGTTCCTGTGGGTGTCTGCCGGTCGCTCGTACGCCAAGCTTCCGACACGTCGCTCAACGCGCCGCACTACGACTGCGAGAACTCGATCAGCTCGGCGACCAGGAACACGTCGGCCGCACTCGTCGTCGCCCCGACGATCCTCACCGCGTAGGTGCTGACCGCCGACACGTTGAAGATCGACGTCCGGCGGAGTGAGCCGTCGGGCAGGGTCACGTCCTCGACCACGTCTGCGGTCTCGCTGCCCGCAAGAGCGGGTCCGGTCAGCAGCGACACGGTGCAGTCGTGAGTGGATTCGTCATAGGCCTGGAGATCGACGATGACCTTGATGCTGTTGCTCGGCGAGCCGAGAGTCCGGGTCGCGCCGATCCAGGTGAACGAGGTCTTGGGTCGGCTGACGATCACCTGCGAGCCGGTAAGGCCGAAGCCGGGCATCAGGTCGGTGGTGCCGGTCAACGTGACACGGAACGGCAGGATCGCCGGCAGGCCCGAGAGGTTGGGGCCGTTGGGTGGACCGTCGAGCGGCATCCAGGCGCCGTTGACCTGGACCTCGAAGTCGGTGCGGCAGGCCGGCGGCGTGATCCCCTCGTTGAGGATGTCGATGTCGAGGATCCCGCCGGCGAGCTGGAGCGCCGTCAGCTCGACCGAGAGGCGGGTCCGCTCGAACCTGGCGAAGTAGAGCCGAAGCTTCAGGTCGTCGGTCAGGTTGCCGGCGAAGAACGCGCCGTCGGTCGATACGAAGAAGGTGCCCTGGACCACGCCATTGTCGGTGTTGCTCATCGCGACGTAATGGTCGCCGGTGGTGACGCAGACGATCGCGTAGCGCCGGCCGGCGACCAGATACGTCGGCGGCAGGACGATCCGGGTCTCGACCAGCGATGGTAGGCCAATGCCGCCGGAGACCGATCCGACCTTGATGTCGGCCACCGGGATCGTGGTCCGCGACAGGACCCGGGTGAGGTCGGGCATCCCGAACGACGTCTCGGCGATGAGGACGGTGATGTCGCCGGTCGCCGCCTTCCGCGAGACGAAGAGCCCGATCTGGCTCAGCCAGCCATCCTGTGAGTTGAGGAAGGTCTGGGCGATCTGCTGCCCGTTGATCGAGGCGGTGGCAGTCACCCGTTCCCAGTATGGCTCCTGGTAGATGTCGATCCAGAACTGCCGGACCCGCACCCAGTGGACATTGCCGTTGGGGATCACCTGACCATTCGGCATGCGGTCGGGAACACCGTTGATCACCTCCCAGGTCTCGCCGTTCAGGCGGAAGACGTTGTGGGCCATGTCGTAGGTGCCCTGGCGCCACCAGGTGCCGTTGGTGCAGACCTCGCGGGTCGTGCCGTAGCGCCGGCGCTCGCGGGACCGCGTCAGCTGCCGGATCTCTGTGGCCTCGTAGGTATACTGCGCCATCCTGGTCTCGCCGGAATAGCCGGTGAGGTCCATTCGGAGGCCGTGCCCGTATTTCGGGAGCACGAAGCCGTTGGTCAGCGTGACGTAGACGTTGTTGGGGTTGAGGAGCGCCAGGGTCGAGGTCGCCGACCCGGCCTCAGGGAAGCGGATGCCTTCGCCAACCTCCGCGTCGAAGCTGGCGTGGTCGGGGTTCGATCCCTCCTCGGTCAGGAAGTGATCGGTCCCGTAGTAGATATAGGCGCCGGGCTCGTACACCTTGTTGCGGAGGTCCTCGAGCTGCTGGGTGAGGTCGACCACCTCGTTCTTGAGGGCGAAGGCCAGCATCCGGTCCGCAAGCGCCGAGAGGTCGGTGCGAAGCGTATCGACCTGTCCGCTGATCTGGCCGCGCCATTGCTCGAGCGCCGTGACCCGGTTGGCGACAAGCCGGAGGTTGGGCAACTGCGTCGGCGCCCATTGCTCGATGGCGACGATGCCGGTGGTGTCGAGGAGAACGTAGGCGAGGACGGTGACGTTGGCGTCCGTCGCCGGATAGGACGGGTCGGGGCTTTCCGTGCCGGCGACGCTCGACACCTCGCAGCGCCGGTGGCTTTCCATGGCGACCGACTGCGGCTCGGTGGTGCCGAGCTGGGCGTCGATCAGGAAGTCGCGCGGCTGGACGTCCGTGTCGACCGACTGGCCGAAGGCGACCAGCGCGATCCGCTTCCGCGTGACGAG